ATGAAAACCTTCTAGGTGTTTTAAAGCTCGGGTTAGATTTAACTTGCAAGCTGGCGTAATCCTGAAACCCACTAATTGATAATGTGTTTGTAAAAGGCGTTTCTGGCATCGCTAAAATTCTGAACGCGTGTATGTCATTGTTTGTATAAACGCCTACATCAGTCCCTTGAATCCTATAGTTTGCGATTGGGTTTTGATCCCTGCTAGTATTGGGTATTGTTGCGCCATCTGGAGAAAACCCAATAACAGCGGATTCCCGGTTATACATTGAGCTAGTGCCAACAATAGCGGCCTGCTCACCTTTAGCCAGACGAACATTGTTGGCAGTTTCCCTAGTGCTCGGGATAACGGCAGGTGCAGCAACGCTATAAATTGCACTATATGGAACTAATGCACGTGGCCAAATCTCGTTATGTGCAGGGTCATCTATCATTACAGCAAGCTGTGCGCTGTCGGTCGGGTCATCGACTTTAGCTGTTTCGGCGTCTTTAAATAAATAGATTCCTGACCTTAGGTTTTCACAATTGTTATCCGGGTATGAGTAGTTATTAATTTGAGTGAAAGGTGATGAAAACTGACTACTTGGAGCGCATGATGAGCCAAAATAATTCACATAACCCTGACTGTATGCAACAAGCATATCACCATATTTCCCAGCGCTAGGCATTGAGTATTTGCCGGAGCGGTTAGGCGCAATAGTGTCTTTGTTTGTAGTGTGTGTTGTTATGTACTCAGTGCCTACCCGGTCAAATTTCCTAAAACTAATAAGGGATGTTGACCAACCCACATGCCGCTGTGTAATAGATTCCTTTAGCCAGTCTTGGCCGGGAGGGTCTATCGGGTATCTGAGAAAACCACCGAACCCAAAATCAAATGATGGATAATACCAACCGGCTACAATAGCCTCATTAGCTAGTTGAGTTATAAAATGCTCGACGTTTTTATTCTTATCGTGCGGCTCAGTGAATTGTTGCAGGTTACTACCATCGGGATACATTGTGAAAAGGGGGGTCATTGCATACGTAAATTTGCCCGCGACATCCTGCCAAGTTGAAAACAAAATCCTACCATCTTTGAGTTGCATAGGGTGCTGCACCATTGACATATTACTATTATCAATTCGACGCATGTTAGAAAGCTCTGGACTGTTTGCGGTCCCGTCATGGTCGCTCATCAAATACATTGCTTGCACTGGGTTTCTGTGTATCTGCGGATCAAGATTGAACCCTATGTTACAGTGTCGGTTTGATGTGAATAGCAAATCTCCGTTGCTTAACGGCACTGGGGCCATGTCTCTGATATTAGTAAAAGATGACATATCATCGTCAGCATTAACATTCCCAGAATGTTTTGAGCAATCAAAAGTGCCAGGATAAGTTAGCTGCACCTCTGTGTACGGAGCCCCGCCGCTAACATCTACTTTATAAATATAACCTGCAACATCTTCGTGAGCGTCTCTAGTTGACTGGTCTATGTCTAACATCTTGCTGTAGTAAACAGTAGTGCCGTCGTAACTGACGTAAGGGTCCATTATCGAGCAAGTATTATCACACTCAACAATAATTTCAGTCGCGCCATTGGGAGACAGTCGCATTAAATCCGCACCACCTTCTATGCGATATGCTTTCTCACCTTGAGGTATGTTTACATAAAGCCCGCCATCAACATTGTTAGCAGGGTATCGGACGTAAATAATGTCATAGTCAACACCATGATCAGACGGGACCGCGTTAGCAAAAGCAGATAAAAACGCTACACAGAAAATTATTAACCTATTCATACCCACCCCACATGAAAGTGGCTTTTGTCGCGTCGTAAATTGTAATGCTTGGTTGCAACTGACATAGCTCTAAAATCTTGGCTGTAAACGCAACTTCTTTTTCAGGATCGTTGTGATGCTCATCGCCTTTTGCAGCTAAAAAGCCATGAGTCCACCACGTTAGTATGTTGTACTCTTCCTCGGTGTTGTCTAACACATCAGCGCAAGTCCACCTGCCAACCATCGTATAGCCGCCGACTTGAGCAGTAGCACTAAAGCTAAACATCGAGAGAACTAACAAAAGGATTAATTTTTTCATCTGATACCCTTACTTAACACGCCTCTGCGTTTTCGCTTGCGTCTTGATGCTGGGTTTGGAGTTGAGTCGTTGAATTGTTGAGTCGGCTTAAGGTTGGCAAGTATCGAAGCATATACCGGATTCAACATTCTGATACAAGCATAATTATACACTCTAATGTCCAACGGTTCATTTCTTTTGTGTGAACCTAGCACCCACTCACTAACCATGCGCCCGTTCTTCATGCGCTGCACTAGCTTCTCAGAAGTTAGGCCCTTAAAGTACTCTTCGCCAACTGACATCGGAAAGTGGCAATAACCAGGGCCTTTTTCTTTTTGCTTAAGCCTTCGATGCACCCAGAGCTTTGCTTGATCTACAGCGATGTTGTATATGGTTATGTCTTTACCAATGCGTCCGATTTTGGACTTACCTTTTTTAATAAGTTGCTTACCTTCCCCACCAACACCACGAACCGGCCAAACTTTTAGAGGGCGCATCATGTCACAGAACTCATATACCCTCTGAGTATGATGCCCCTGCAAATCAATACACGTTGCAGTTACCCCAAGCTCAAAACCTAATTGTGATTTATACCGCTTTTTTTCGATAAATTGTGCCATTTGTTGCCAAAGCTCTGGCTTGCTTGGGTCGCCGTAGAGCACTTGGTAATCAATGTGCCAGGACTCGTCACCTTCACCCCAAGCTATTACTTCAACCTCTAAGCGGTCGTTCTGTGTATCGATTGCGGCTGTGAGTAGTGCGGCCTGCTCTGGCACTTCTGTGTAAGATTCCCTACGCGCCAAAAGATCTTCAAAGCCAACTTCTTCGCCGCGCTCTTCCCACTCTTCAGCTAATACCGTATTAACAAATACTTTAAGGTCTTCAGTATTCTTGCACGCCACCTGAAATTCTTTTTCGATCTCTAACCAAGTGCGGAACGTAGACGCGTAAGCATTGAGCCAGAAGCCTCGTATTTTATTGTGTGGGTCCGCGTGAACATAAACCCCTTCTCGCTTCTTCCATCTGATCTCGCTCGATATTGCGCCGCACTCTCTGCACACGGCGTCTACTTGCTTGATGTTGCCGTCTTCGTCTTTTTGCCATGATAAAAGCTTTCGGTCTATGTAGTTGGGGGCGTCGCACTCGGGACAAAGCAAATGATATTTGCCTCGGCTTGATCCTTCGTAGTGTTTTGATATTTCGCACTCACCCTTAGTTGTTGGCGTGCTCACCAAGGCAATTAACTTGTTGTAAAAAGTGCTTGTACGAGCTTCGGCTAGCTTAACTGGGTTACCTTCACTGCCGGCGGATATTGGGTACCTGTTTATTTCATCACACAATAAAACTCGTATAGGTCTGCTAGCGAGAGAGCTTGGCGCGTTGGCACCAATCAAAGATATATGGCCCCCAGGAAAGCTTTTGTGTCTTAGCGTGTTGCCTGCGTTCCTCGATTTAGGATCGGGAAATATTTCTTTCAGTACATCGCTGTCGCGTATTGCAGGTGCCAAACGATCCTTACTAAACGCCTCAGCCATTTCAACGGTAGGTTGAACCAACATGATAGGGCTTGGGTCGTTATGTGCAAAATAACCAATTAAATTCAGTATTAATTCCGTTTTGCCAACCTGGCTGCACGACTTTACTATAACTTTCTGCACGCCTTTTTCTTTCGTTGCGTTCATAATTTCACGAAAGTATGGCGCCCTGCTCGTTCTCCAGTTACCAGGTTCGGCGGAAGCTTCGCGGCTTAATTGTCGGTAAGTGTCTGCCCATTCAGATACAGATAAGTCTGGCGGTGGCGCCCAATATTTTGATGCTTCTTTTAAAAGATCAATCGCTTTTTTGAGCATTCTTTTTCGGTCGTCCGCGCTTCTTATTGGGTTCTTCTTTAGGTGGTTCCGCTTCTATTTCAGGCTCGTCCTCTTCGGAATAATTATGGCCCTGAAGATTTTCCATAGCGGTTAGCGCTGATCGCATTTCGCTCATCAATAGTTTTTCTATTTCTTCGCGATCATCAGTGACGCTAATTTCATACGATAGTTTTTGCGGTATTGCTAAAAGTCGATTGCGAGTTGTGACAATTGTGTCGACCCACGCTTTGACTACTTTGTCAGCTTCTACCAAAACTCCTTGTGCTTTCTGCACTTCTATTTCTTGTCTGTCTGCTTGGGCTTTTGTGAGTCGGGCTTTCTCAGCGTGAAAGTCTATACCTTCCTCAGTCTTGACGCCGGCCTGCTTACCTTTTAATCCGCGTATGTAATTTCGAGCTGTCGCAATGATGTCGTACTTGTTCGGACCAATCCTGATTAC